TTCTCTATTGCTTTTTCTAGTTCTTTATTCGGTTCCATATTGTTCCAGTTTATCTCCAACAAACTTTCTAATATATTTGTCGAGGAGTTTGATGTACTTTGCTTTGTCTCTTTGTTCATAAACGACGCATTCTCCATTTTCACATGCCATGATNATTACAAGTTTTTTGACCATAATACCGGTCATTTCATATAGCATACATCCATATGCCATACACTGAACGAAATAGTGCTCAATCCAGTCTTCTGGTTTTGGTTTCGCAGATGTCTTAAAGTCGATTATCGCTAACTCGCCTTCATATTCGGCAATACAATCAACAGTTCCAGCAATACCAAGTTCCTTACTATATAGCGAACTTTCTAGAGCATGAATATTATTTATGTTATTAAGTGTTGATTTAGAGATTTTAAAGAGAAAATCTGAAATCGGTTGGACTTTTGGTAAGTCCTCATTTTTAAGATGATGTTCTACAAGAGTGTGCATGTCTGTACCACGACTTGTTGCCTTTTTAGTGATACGATTTGCCTCTTCCTCACCAACTCTTTTGCGCCATTTGACAAAGATTTCCTTATTAAAATGACTGGTCACCGATGTAATGGAAACCAGTCGAATAAGATCTTCTTGATTTGGCACTTTATAATAACGAACTCCATCAATAGTCTCTCTTTCAAGAGACGGGAGATTCAAATCAATATGATTAAACATTAAAAACCTGCTTCAATTTTTGCTGTAAGATATTCTTTGACTAAACCAGAGCGAACAATATCTTCAACTCCAAATTCAATTATATCAAATGATGTCATTTTACGCAAGATGTTCATAAAATCAACAATACCATTTCTATCATTTGTTTTTGTTAGATCTGTTTGTGTTGCATCTCCACAGAAACAAATCTTGGTATTTTCACCAACACGGGTAATGATAGAGTCTAATTCATGGAAGTTGAGGTTTTGAAACTCATCGACAATAACGATAGCATTATCAAGTGTTGTGCCACGAAGAAATGATGTGCTCCAAAACTTAATGGTTTCTTGTGATTTGAGATTACCGTAAAGCATCTCAAAATCAGCATCACTGGGCATTTGGAACATATACTTTACCATATTCTTATATGGAATTTGGTAAATATCTGCCTTATCTTCATGGTCGCCAGGAAGAAAACCAATCTCCCTAGTTGCTACAAGAGAACGAACAAGATAGATTTTTTCATATGGAGTATTCTCTGAAAGAACATCCATAAGTGCATTATAAAGTGTGATAAAGGTTTTACCTGTACCCGCACAACCATAGGCAACTAAATGTTGCCCTTTCTTGTAAGACTCAAATAAAGTTTTTTGATTATCTGTAAGTGGTTCTACCTCAACTAAGTAATCAACACTAAGAGGTTTCTTCCTCTTCATCTGCTTTGCCGTGAGTCCAACCCCAATTGGTTGCTCTGCAGATGCTCTTTTTCTTCTTGCCATTTTTTAAAGTTTACTAACATTTGAACCCGGTTGTTTTTGCACTCTCCCGAGCACATCATTCCAACCAGGATATTTTCTTTTGAGTGTATTTTTCCAATCTCCAACTTCAGCTGCCATTGGTGCAGTAGATGGATCAGACCAATCTCTTGTCCAGTCGGGATTTTCTTCTTTCCACTGATCCCAAACAGTGTAACTCATAGTTACTTCTTTTTGTTCACCAGTTTTTTTATTTACTACAGGATATGTTGGCAAAATTTTCACCTCCTAAATGATATGAAGTTATTTATTGTTTAAATGGGAAGATATTTTCATAATATGATTAGTAAAATCTTCCAAAGATAAATCCAACTTCATCACATTACAAATTTTACAGCAAGGGGCACAATTATCTTCTGTATAACCTTTAGTACTATCAATCCTATCAATTCCAGTATATAAAAAATCACCGCCAGTTTTTGATTGCGATTTTTTTATGGAAGATAATGAATCACCACAATAAGAACAAGATTTTACTACATTTTCTGCAAAAAAATCTACATCAATGTCAAAGTTTAATCCTCTTCTATTAGCAGAAGTTCTATATGTGGAGTATAAGTCGTTTTTTGCAGCTTCACCATAAGATAATTTCCAAGGCATATTTTTTGCCCCTTTTGATTTCCAAGTAGATACATCTCTTTGAGAACATCCACAAGAATATCTTCTTCTTATGTTAAAACTATACATTTCCTTAATCCCACCACATATAGAACATTTTACTTTCCCTTTAACGTGATGACCTGGACCTTTTGCTGGTATTACATCCAATACGGTAAAGTTGCCTATGACATCTCCAACACTAATAGATGATTTTCTTCCCATAGTAGTAATGTATCCAACTACTTATATTTATAATATGGATACATTACAGAACCCATTGATTTTCTACTCCCCCAAGTGCTTCTGTACAGATAGGAAATTGCTCGGCAAAGATTTTTTTACATTCTTTAGCAATATCCATATGCTCTTTTTGCGTTCCATTTTTTTCTCGAAGTGCAATATATGTGATCCAAGACCTGCAACTACCTGCCATATAAAGACGAGTAGGAGTTGCCAGAGGAAGCACCATGCGAGCACATTCCTTTGCCACACCAAGATCAAGCATTTGCTCATAAAGTGCCATTGAAGAATCAAACAATGTCTTTGTTTGACGCTCTAATTTATCAATCAATACGGGGTCAAGATCATCAATAGAATTTTGACGATTCTTTGAATCTTGACGGCGATATTCTGGAATGGGAATTTCACTACCAAGAAGAGAAGAATCAGCATATCGTTGTGAAAATTCTTGGAATGTGAATGAACGATGACGAAGCACCTGAGCAGCAATGGCACGGGAACACTTCAGTTCCAGTGTCATATAACTCTGCTCAAATACAGACCAATGATTGTGCTTGATGCAATAACGCAGAAGACCTGCATAGTTTTCATTATCTTGATTATTTGGATTAGACACACGGGCAATATATGCCATTGTCTTCTCCGCATCAGGAGTGATACTTACCAGTTTTGCGTTCATTTCTTAAATCCTTTTGATGTTTCTAGTTTGATTCTATCAAGTTCTTCTTCTACCGAACGAATATTTTTTTTCATCTCTATAATTTGTTCTTCGGTATAAAGATGCTCCTGTTTTAGCATTCTTTTCAGGAGTTTTAAAAGTTTAGTTGCTCTGTCAGTCATCATCGTCCTCAAAAATTTCGTCGTAGTCTAAAAGAACAGATTCTGACTGCTGATCTTCATATTTATACGCATCGACATCAGACAAAACTTCTGCCTTCAATGAATCTACCAATAGTTCTAGGTTTCGAACAATCAATTTAAGTCTTTCTCTATCCATAAAAAGGTTCTTACTACTCACATTTTAGACAAAAAAAGGGGGGAAGTCAACCCCCCCGTAACACACTAGTTTCGAATTTTATGAAGAAGTAAAACTTCTCCGTAAATTAAACCAATAAAGGCAACCATAGACAGGGAACTTAATCCCAGAAATTGAAGCATTAGTTTCCTCCTACTACAATTACTTGCTTGTCATGCTTGATCCCACGATAAATTTCGTTGAACCAGCGCTTTTGTTGCTTTGCTCTTTGTTGCTCACGACGCTCTTCGGTGTCGTACTTTACTCCACGATAAACTACTTGTGCCATGATTGTACTCCTAAAGAAATGGAAAGTTAACCTTCTCTGCTTATGCAGGATCCGTTTTCCCGTTCCTTCAGTCGTTTGCGTCCCAATTACAAAAATCTCTTTCCTGCACACCATCTTTAATAGTTTCTACAAGTTCGACTTTTATGGAGTCGGGTAGATCACTATTGACACTAATTCTAGAGATTAAATCCCTAGCATCAGAGCAAGATAAAGATGTGTATAGTAAGAGTTCAAACACGGGATGAACGCTCCGTTCCGCGACTTACTTGCGTCGGGTTTCCCCGATGAACGACAGGTCTATTATAGACCCTATATTCTATATAGTCAAGTGGTTTTGTATAATGCGATACAATATTAAAAAACCTTACAGGTCAAAATTTTGCCGGAATTTTTTTCCCCCGATCTGGGAAATCACTTTCGCTTTTTGGTTTCGGGTGCCTTATTTCCCCAGAGTTTTGGATTGACTGTACCATACCCATAGGAAATACTCTGGACAGCACCTGAACCATAAGTATCATAATACATATCAAACAAATTAACCTGACTCTTGCAACGAGTCAGGTCCATGTGAGTCTCTCCATCAACAATGTATGTAATCAAATAGGCATCGTTGGGGAGAGACTTATCATTGGCAACTTGATGTGATGTCTTTTCTTGCAAAACATCACAACCATACTTCGGTCCCAATGATTTAATACTAGGATATTCCATAGTTTTTTCTTTTTTCTTTGGCGGATCTGCCAGTTTACTTGCCATTACGAACGACCTCCCCACTTAATATCAGGATAAGCTTCGGCAACAATTTCTTTTGTAATCTTATACTTTTCAGAGAGTCTTTTATCTTTTATCAAACATACAATTTCTGCTTCAAGTGGATGAAGACCTTCAATAACATTAATAAACATAGTTTCTCTACGAATAGCACTCAATCCATTGTTACCACCTTTTAAAAAATGATAAAAGTTTTTAAACTCTCTTCTAATTGTTGTCCTACCCTGAGTATCAGAAACTCCCATTGAAAAATTTCCATTTTCATACATTGTACGAACTTCATGACTAATTTTAGTACTCAATGTACCACTACTAGTTGTCTGCTCATCATATTTTGAATAAGGAACTTCACCTTCTGGCAATAAAGAAATTACACTTTCATCAAAATTCCAAATGAAAATAGCTCTTAAAGAAGGGTGATCATATTTTTTCAAAACATCTACTTTCTTTGCTTTACTTCGTTGCTTTGATACCAAACCCAATACTTCAAATGCAAGAGCATTTCTAGGAAGTTCTGGAATTTGCTTACTCACTATAGATGCTTTTCCAGCTTTAGTCTTCGTAGTCTTCGTCTTCGGTGTTGTTGTCATGATAGTTTTCAAAGTTAAATGCTATGACCTCATCTGGAATCAGGTTGCCCTGATTATCAAACATTTCGGGGTGAGGTCTTGGTACTTCCCGATAGTTCATCATATATTCTCTAGCAGTCCAACCAATTACTACNCCCATTACAAGAAATAATACGGTTAAAAATGAACCGAATACTAAACTTACTGCTAACATTGTCCGTCCTCCGGGAAACTAGTCTTTCTTCCTTACCTTCAAGGAAAACTCAAAATAGACATTTACTTCCCGATTTAGAAAGCAAACTATCTTTTCAAAGATAATATGAAATGGTTGTGTTTGCTTTCTCTTTCCTCCATTAAGAATGAATTCAACACC